TACATTATCATTGCTCATAATCTTTTTTAGTTATTAATTAGCTTCGCTTTTAGGCAACGAAACATAGCCTTAACGTTATACAAAAAGAACTTTACCCGCTTTCGCAGTTGGTAGACTAAAACCGCATAGCAGTAGTAGTCTATTAATTAACAATTTTTACTTATGAACTTTATTCGCTTTTGCGACGTGCAATAGACGCCAGAATGTCCGACGCTATTGTATTATTCAACCTTAAAAATAAACTATCAATCTAAATCTTCCGCCCAAACATTAAAAAAGTAGCCTGAACTATAATTATTTTCTTTAAAAAAAGGCATAGACCAATAGCTTACTACCTCTTTTGTATACTACCATTTTCTACCATTTTTTACAGCTCTTAATTGCCACATTGCATAAATAACATACCTTCTCCCTTTAAAATCATTGATACTATGAGCTGATTTTACTTTTTCTAAATTTTTTTCGTAATAAGATATTAACTTCTCTTGTGTCATTGTCTTGTTTATTTGATTGTTTAACTTTCTATTACAAAGATAGTATAAAGTTTTGAATAAAAAAACTTTTAAGGCAAAATTTATTTATTTTTTTTATCCTCTAAGCTAATGAGATAAGCCATATTAATATGCCCGATTATCGAACCAATACAATAACCTTTTAATAGCGGATTTATGTTTAAGTTAAATAAGTATTCTACTATATCAAATAAAGATAATAGTATAAAAATAATAACACCTAACACGGTAAGTTCTTTTAAAATCTTTTTCATTTTTTTATTGTTTTAATGTTTGTTCCTATATATTATCGAGATAATTAGATTTAAAAGAAACTGACTTTAATGGCTTTAAGCATTCTTCTATACTTAACCCTTTCTTTAATCTATTTCTAATTCCACCTACTGTTAATTCTGGATTCTTTATATGTAAATATTTTGCTAATTCTGTCTGATTAAATGTATTCCCATCGTAATTATAAACCCTTGTTTTATTACTTTCCCTACTAAGTTTTATTGCATCTAATATTGAATTATTGGCTGCGAAATACTTTAAAGAATGATAAATAATATTCTCTTTTTCTGAAATTGATTTTAACGAACATAATTTGCCTTTATATTCATATAATTGATGTTTATTTTTTTCAATCAATTCTTTACCTTTTGCTACTTTAATAGTTAGAGTCTGCTGATTAAAATAAATACCTTTTGATTCCAACTCTCTTTTAATCTGTGAAGTAGTCATTTTAATATTTCCCACCTTTACTTTGTGTGTCGTTGTTCTACCATAGTTAGCCTTTCTTCCTGAATTAGTAAACCAAACATTACCCAACATAAAAGGCTTTGAAGCATCTATCCTACATAGATATTTATACTTTTTATCGTACATATCTTTTAAGTCATTAACAAAATTCCAGAAGTTATGCCATCTTTCATCTACTGTAATATCTCTACCCATACCATAAGACAAATTCATCATTGACCGCCAATGTTTATATAGTACGTGTTTAGACCTACCATCATAAGTTCTTTTTAATCCAACTTTATCTAAAAATGACATTTTAATTATTTACTTTAATACTACTTAATTAATAACACTTGGAAACGAAGATTCTCTTAAAGGAAACCAAAATAATCATTTTCTATCCCATAATTCGATTAATATATCAACTTGTTTCTTTCCTATTTTTTTTCTGTTTAAATCTAACCAAGATTTAAAAGTTATATCTGGCTCAATAAAAACTTTTTTATTAATATGTGCTTCTAGTTTTAACTTATCTCTTTCTGTTCTATAATCATTGCAATTTAAATTTGACTTTTCTATATTGCAGTTTTCACAAAGAACTTGCATATTTTTTATATCTAGTTCTTTTGATATATCTAAGCTTCTTGGTATTATATGGTCTGTATGCATTATAGACTTACTATCTCCACATTTCATGCATTTTTTACCATAAATCTTTTTAACTGTTGAAGATAAACTAATCCACTCTTTAGTTTCATAAAATTTATGGTAACTTTTACCAGTAACTTTTTTATATGAACTTATTTGTGGCTTATTATCTAATTTAAGTTTTCTATGATTAAAAAAATCCTTTAATTCTCCTCTATCTTTAAAGTCAGAATAAAAAGAATACAAATTACTCATTGATGAACCATCTGATATATATGGTTCAAAATATTCTTTATTACATAAATTATCAAAAGCTTTTTTTGCTATTAATGGCCTTTTTAATGAAGCTGCTTTTACTTGTGCAAAATATTCTAAAAACCTAAAAAATGTTTGCTCATATTTTACTCTTCCTTTTATTATCTTCATAAATAAAAAAAGCCAAGAAGGTGGTATCTTCTCGGCTCGTGTTGAAAGTGTTACCTTTCTATGACACGTAAAAGGATACCACCTCTTTTACTTGTCTAAAATATTTTTAATCTGTGTATTTTGGCTATTAACCTTACCCAAAATTACAAAACTTTTCTTTATTATCAAAACTATTTCACTAAAAAATTAAAAATATACTCTCTCGTTCTGTTTTTTCTTGTTTAGTTTTTCTTCTTTATCCTCTTTAATTCTGATATATTTTTTAATATTTCCCCAATAGCTTGTGCCTTGTGGTGTCCTTGATGCCGTAAAACCTCGCCCAATCGCTTCTGATAGCTTCGTAGGCATTGGCTGACCTATTGCTTCACATAGTGCAAAATTTTGCTTTGCTTGGCTTCTTTGTGGTTCTGGTAGTTTGTCGTAAAACTCTTGGTATCATCTTTCTATTTCTGTCATTGTCCTAATAGTTTATCTCTAAATTCTTTAACTGATTGACCTTTTAATTTTTCGACAAAAGATATAGATTTGTTTTCTATAATTTTAACTTCGTTCATTAATTTATCCCTCTCAATACGTAGATTGTCTAATATATGCATAATATCCTTGTAATACGTTTCATCCAACAGAAACCAATTTCCAGATTTCTCTATATCATAATTTGATAATAGTGTTTTATCGGAAAATTGAAATGCATTATCTTTTCTTAAAGAAACTATTGTCTTTACCTCTGCTTTATAATTATATTGATTTATTTCAAATGAATATGAATTAAAAACCTTTACTGGTTTAAAATTTTGATTATTTTTCATGTAATCGTCTATTTCTTTTCTGGCTGACGATAAGCTATTTTTATCTTTCCCATTGTCTATATCAGATTGAAATTTTTCTGAATTAGTATTAAACATTATATCGTATCCTCTGTATTGCTCTATATGTATTGTTGCCATTGTTTTTTTAGTTTAGTTTAAAAAGGGGCTTCCACACCCCTAAAGTAGTTTTCCGTTTTTTTTACTGTTTTTGCATAGGCATATTAGCTGGTTATTAATTTATTTTAAACTGTCTGTTTCGTTTATATCTATGTTATGCTTCATGCTGCCAACGCTTGAATTTTCGCAAGGCGTTTTTATCATTTATAGCATAGCATTTAAAAACAGTTTCAGTCTTTAGCATTTGTTCAGTCGAAAATTCGCCAACGCTATTAAAAAAATATTCCTTTGTGCCTTTTGGTGGCATTGGTTCTTTAGGTATAAATACCCTTGCATCATCTTCACCGCTTCCAGTAAACATCATACTACTTCCTTCACTCATTCCTGCTGCCATTGCTAACATTGCAAGGGCGTTTGATTTCATTTTACGCATTGTCTTATTTTTTTTAATTAAAGCACGAAAGCATAACAAGGTGTATATTCCAGCTTCGTGCCTCAGCCGATAACATACACAGGTCGTTACCTGCTATTTAAACTCGACTTTGTAAATAATCGAATCTTTGTAGGTGATTGGAAATTTTAGCATCTTTAAAGAATGGTAAGGCAACCCTTTTGCTTCACACATTTTTTTGAAATTTCCCCAACATTCAATAGTCGGGGAAATTATTATAATTGCGTTTTTTCTTTGCATAATTATAATTCTATTGATTTTACAAAATTTGATAATTTGTTTTCTAAAGATGAAATCATATTTAAAATTTCTCTCATTTCTTTTCTTGTATTATCATTTGATAAATCAGCATCCATAAATCTCTCTAAATCTAATTCTAACATTCCAATGTTTAATTTAATTTCTCTAATTGTTGTTGTTTCGTTTAGTAAAGTTTTCATAATTTCTGTTTTTAGATTATTGTTTGTTTCTATGGTGTAAAGATACAACTAATATTTACATAAACAAGGGTTTTATATAAATATTTTAAAAATAATTACAAAAAAAATAAACAGCAGGTAACAATCAATAAACAATAACAGCCGAAAGCGTGTTTGTGTATAGGCTGTCATCGTTTATTTTTAACGTTATAGGGCATTTAAAAGAGCATCCTCTGTCTCAATATTATAATCATCAGATTTTGGCAAGGCAAAAGAAACTTCCTTTAAACCACCCCCTTTTTTAAATTCCTTACATTTCCATGCACCAGTATTTTGACACTTATAGTGCCTTTCAACTGTTTTTTTTGTTTATCACAACATTGTGAAATTTCCAATTAAGCATACAGTTTTGGTTTAACATATTCTTTTAATACACCTTGCTCCAAGCACCCTTCACAATAATTGTCATCATTTTTTTGAGGGTCAAAACCACGATATATTTGTTCGGCATCAAACCGCAAAACATCCCCCACACATAACTCATTAACCTTTACCCAATCTTTTCCGTATTTCTCATTTATTATTTTAAGAATATCGTTTTGAGTTGGGTCTATAAAAACCACCATTCTTTCACTTGTACCTAATCTTGCTAAAATCGTTAATCCTTTGTTCATTGTCGTAAAAAACGCCCTATAACAATATACATAAGCAAGCGGGCTTGATACTTCACTTAGTATTGCGGGTTTGAAGAGCATAGCCCGCCTGCTCATGTATTTGTTCGTTATTCTACATAGTCTGCCATTTCTAGCAGACGTTTGTGGCGTATCCTTAATGTTTCTAATGCTTCTTTGAAGGTTTCGCAATGGCTTGGAGTTTGACACAAATAAAGAAATCCTTTTCTAAAATCTTCAACAAATTTACTTCCATAAATTTCTAAATTGAATCTATCAGATGCACATAAACAAATTCCTTTAATAATATCATTGTCTAAAGTGAACATAAGCCAGTTTTCCTCTGGCATATTCTCTATGCACCAAGCGTAATGCTCGGTTAGTTTCTTTATTAGTTCTTTCATTGTATTAATTTGATTAGTTCTAAAACATAGTTAAAAACAGTCTGTGCTGTCATAATAAGACCCTTGAAAAAACAGTACGTGCAAAATACTGCGACTGTAACTACTGTTATGTAATATCTCTTTTTGTATTCTGGCTTAGTCATAACTTTAGATTATTAATAGTGCTTTCTATTTCTTCTAACTTAGAAATTATTTTAGAAATTTCAGTAGTATCTGAACTAACCTCATAGACATACTTTTTTAAAGCAAGTTTAATATTTGGGTAATACCAATTGTCTTTTTGTTTTACTGTTTTACCTTTGTCGTTTACGTATTCAGAAACATATTTTAAGTTTACCGAATCTTTTGTCACCTCTATTGAGTAGTTTGAATCTATTATCATTGTATTTGATTGTTTATGCCCTACTCCTTTCGTTTCGGGCTATTAGTATTAATAATTTATTTTTATGTAATGAGGTGCTTTAGTAAAAAGCAAATCGTGCTTTGCTAACATATCAATCCTAAATCTTTCTATTTGGCTATCTATGTCTTTTTTTGAAGATATTTTAGTTTTTACTTCGATTATGTCGTTTGATACAAATGTTATTTTCATTTTTTTTTGATTGTTTAAATTTGATTGCCGTTATCTTGATACAAATATAGTAGAAAGTTTTGATTAAAAAAACTTTTTAGAGAAATATTTTTATTTATTCGTTTATATATATGTTAGCGGTAATGTTAATCGTCATCACCGACAATATCTTCTAACATCCCAACATAAACATCGCCACAATCTTTTTTGAACGGGATATTATTATCAATCAACGCTTGTTCAAAATCACATTGACAAAGGCAATAATCCAATTCAATTTTATTGTGTCCAAATTCTTTTTCAGGCATAAATCCAAAGTGTTCTAAAAACTGTCTTGGAGTTTCTATTTCCTTTTCCCCTTTATTTATTACTACTATATTACACATTTTGTCTTTTTTTACAATATGAACATTCATTATAAATCCATTGTCCTTGTGAATAAACACCAACGTACCAATGAATATTTTTATCACAATCTCCTTTAAAAACACTACCGCTAACACTCGCTATAAGTAATGGCGGGTTAGTGCTTTCTTTATATTCTGTACTTTCTATTGTCATTTGTGCTGAATTGATAGTGAGTAGTTCCAAAACCTCCACTACTCATAGCGGAAACGTTATTTAAAAAAGAACTTTATTCGCCTTAGCGATTAGTAGACTACTACCTCAAACGGGTAGCGTCTATTTATACTACAATCAAATTAATCTAAATCTTTTCAATGTCTTGCTTATTGCAGTAAAACGTTTCCATTTTACGCTTTCCGTTTATGATATGGTCGCACATTACTAAGTCTCCGTTGTTCACAAATACATCAACTATATCTCCTTTTTTAGCGTAAATTTTCCCCTTTATGCTGCTTACTATATCTTTATTTACTCGGTACATTTTCGTTTCTTTTATCGTAATCAAATATGGCTCTTTGTGCTACAAAATAATCAGCTTGTTTTTGCTTTAGATTATCTATTGCAAGTTCCATTTCTTCGTAAACTTTTGTAAGTTCTTCTAATAATTCTTGTTTTGTTTTTTCTTCCATAACTTTAATTTTAAAACACTATCAAGGGGCTTTTACACCCCTTTTTAATGTACTTTTTGAAATCACCCAACCGAGGGTAATATTTTTATTTACTTAAATCAATTTCTTTTTTTAAGTAGCTTATATTTGTTCTTATTGCTCCTACTACTTCATTTGCACTATCAATTATATGCCTTAACTGGTACATTTGAGGATAAGTAACATGAGCCTCATTTTCGGCTCTTGCAACACTCATGCCCTTATCTTTTGTTTTGTCGTATATTAACTGTTGAAATGCATCATGTATTTCGGCTCGTATTGTAACTAGGTAAAATAGCAATGCACTTATTTTTTTTAATATCTCATTTAACTTTGCACCATCATTTGATGCAGACATATAATATTCTCTAACTAATCCAGTAAGTTCAAATATTTGCTTTTCAAAGTCTTTCATTTTGTTTTCATTTTATAACATTAGATTCACGAAATTAAAACTTCGTGAATCAGGGTGTTATTTCAAAACTCTGTCTTTACGTATTCACTAACTTTTGAGTAAGGAGGGTAAAGTGTTTCTATCTCTCCTGTTTCTTCGTTTATAACTTCTAAGCTGTATTTTATCCCACTTAGTAGCTTCTCACGTTCTTTTAACTTGTCTCTTAATTCGCACCATACTCGGTCATTATCGTAGTAATATGTAGTTTTACCGCTTGCACTACATTTAACGCCATGAGCATAGTCTATGCCCTTTAAAACATCGTTTAAAGCGTTATCCTTTATTTTGTCTAAAGTTGTTTTTACTAAGTGTTCAACTTTTTTAAGAAATGAGAAGGCTTCTAATGCCCCCCCATTTTCTTTTATAAATTCACTCTCAGATTCTGCGATTTTTGAAATATCTTTTTTGGATAAATTAGATATTTTTATGTTTTCGTATATTTTACTTAGTTCGCTCATTTTATTTTAAAAAGGAATCTCATCTTCTACCTCATTTGACTCTATATGGTTTGGCGTTTCCATTTGTTTATATTCATCACTTGACATTATTTTATCTTTTAAAAAATCTGGTAATGAAACAAATAATGACTGGTTCCAATTATCATAAGACAACTCTTGTGTTTCATTAATCTGTAAAGGACACTCCATGCCTTTAGGCATTAAGCTTACCCCTGATATTTCAGCATAAATATTGCCATTTTTAGCTTCTTTATGTTTTACAGACAATAAACATGGCTTTCCTAAAAGGACTGTTATATCAAAAGATATAGTTTGTTCTTCTGTAAAGTTTTTGCCTCTCCATGATTCTAAGAACTTTCTTAAAGTTGATTTTTCATGCATTGATAAAGTAAACTCTTTAGACAATATATATGGTTGTTCACCGTTTTCCTCTTTAAATACTTTTAACTCAGTAGGCAACTCCCATGAAAGCCTAACCTTGTTTAGTTTTTTTACTGTTCCTAATATATTTTCTTCTATCGTGCCAATATGTATCATAGATACACACCTTGCAGCATAAGAACCTGCCGGTAGTGGTTCAAAATTTACTCCACTCCCATTGTTTTTTGCGATTATTGCCATTTTTTTTTATTTTATTTTGTTTAAAGTCCTCTACTATAAGATGTTTTGTAAAAAAAGTTTTTAACTTTTACTTGTGAAGAACTTGCAAAGATACAAGTTCCATCATTTTCTACTATGAAAAATCTGTTACCTAGTTTATACATTTCTAATTGATTGTTTTTTACTATTGTTATCATTTTATTTGATTGTTTTAATGTTATGCAAATATAACTAATTGTTTTGATTAAAAAAACTTTTTAGGTTTATTTTTATTATTTTTTTTCGTAAATACCTATAATGCCGTTTAATATACTTCTTGCTTCCAAACTATTAGAAAAATTAAACGTGTCAAAATCTCTAATAATCTTCCTTACAAGCGTTGTTTTCTCATGTACCTCGTTAGACATAAGTTTAATTTTTTTGTGACGTGGCAGTTCGTTTTTAACGTATTCAGCATATTCTTTTCCGTACCTCGAAATAAGACCTTCATAATAATCTAATATGTGAGTGTTTTTGTAGTTGTTACAATAACTATCCGCTGAATGAATATTATCTAAGTGAAACCTTATCGTATCGTTAGAACCAACGGAAGTATAATGTGCTGCATCTACTTGTTTTCCGTATGGTTTATTACAGTCTATGCAGGTATACCCAAATTTAGCATCTATTAGCCTTACAAGTTTATTTATTTCTATTTGTAGGGCTTTTTTTGTTTCTTTTGGGTATAGCTCTATTTTAAGTTTTTTCTTCCTTTCGTTCCACTCTTTTTGCTGGACTAAATCTTTAAAAGAAATTATGCAAGAAGGTTCAAAGCACGTCTTTTGAAGAAAATACTTTGCCTCGAACTTATTCTTGCATATTTTACACCGTGGCATTATAAAAGTGGGTTTTTATGTGAGCAGAATTTAAAATCTCCCCAGTTTTTAATTTTAAAAGGAAAGTTTGATTTTGTGTCAATAAGTTCTAATTTACCATACACAAAATATTTATCTTTCAACCACTCTTCATGCCAAAAGTAAGCAAACTCGCCTACTTTTAACTCTTCTTCGTTCGGGTCTGTTTCGGAGAAGTTTCTACACGAAAGTACATCACCATTTAAAATCTTACAACAAAACTTTAAAGTACTATTATTTTTATACTCTTTAATAAGAATACATTTTTTAGCTTCTTTTTTATCATCATTCCAGCACCAGCCCTCTTTTATTCCCCATTTTTCTAGTTCCATAATATTATTTAGTTTAAAAATTTACGTCTTTAATGTCTATAGTTTTAATCCCACATTGCAGGATATCCGTTTTCATTTATCTCAATATCAAAATATTTCTTTTCTGCTTCTACTATTTTTTTAATTCTATCAGGATATACCATTTCACCGTCAATACTTATTTCATAATAGCTATGTTTTTTTATATCATAAAATAAATCAATATTGCCAACTTTACCTACTCCTTTTGGTTTTGACTTCTGAACTATTACAACGGTTTGGTTAGGCTCATACGGCATACCGTTATTATCTTTTAATTCCTTATTAGGTCGCCAAACGCAAATCATTTGTTCCCCTTTTCTTGACCATGCTTGACCTCCTGCTATTTCTCTGTATGTAGCTGGAGGGTAAAAAGAAACTCCATCTTTTGTTATTTGTTTCTGGTCTACAACGTGAGTAATAATGCAATTATGTCTATTATTAGTTCTTGCATTTCTTCTGATGTAGCCTAATACTCTTTCAATATACATATCTTGTCTTCCGTTATCTTTAGAAAAATCATGTGAAAATTCATTAAAAGGGTCTGCTACAGTAGTATGTATTTTGCAATTATAAACTCTTTCTACAATATCAACATAATCATAAAACTCCTCAATCGTAAAAACCTCATCATCTGGGTCAATAACAATAAAATGTGCATCAATAAATTTAGATGCTTGGTCTTTTTCTTTTTCTGACATCTGATTATTAAAGTCTTTATAAAAGTCTTTTCTAATATAAATCGTCATTAATTCAATAAATATATCGCTTGCCTTCCCTGTCTCTGGACTAAATATAGCGTGTCTTAATCCGTGATTTACAGATAAATCTATTAAATATTCAAACCAAAATTGGCTTTTACCTGATGCAGGACTTCCGTAAATATATGTAGAACACCCCATTTTTACAGAAATAATGCCTTTAGAATTATTAAAACTTAATTCATATCCTTTTACTACTCCATTTAAATACAATTCGTCTATTTCATTTCTCTTATCATTTAATGTATAGTAAATCTTACCATGCTTAAACTCTATTTCTTCTTTTTCTAATTCTTTGTGGTCATCAAAAATAGGTTTCTGCATCCCATTTTCTAAGCCATCAATAATAGCCTTTTTATTAGTTCTAAAGTCGCTTGGGTCTATGGCGTATGCTTCTTGTTCTAAAAGTCTTATAGCTTCCTCATATATTACTTTTTTAGAGGCAACATATCCACCCATTAAAATAGATGCTTTTAAAACTTTATTGTGTCTCTCGCCTTCAATTGCATTTCTGATTATGTTTAATACTCTGTTAGCTATCGAATAATCAGTTTTTACATTGTTTATTTTTTTGAATGAGATAACTTCATCTTTTTTCTTAGTCCATTCTTTACAATTTGTGTTAATATAAATATCTGGGTCATAAGAATAAAAACAAGCCCTTGAAATATCTTTTCCTGATGCGTCTACTTCTTTAAACTCTTCCTCAAAAGCACTATAATACTCTTTATATTCTTTGTCGTTTTTTACAATTGGTATTTTTACTAATATTTTAACACCGTTACCGCTAGGGCTTGTGAACATTGAATAAACCCATTCTTTATTTTTAAATTTATTTTTTACTAATTGAACATCTACTTTATCAATGTCAATTGTCATTATTCCACTAGACTGTATTAAACCATTTGACGAACGATATTCAAATACACCATTAAAACAGGCGTATGGTAACTCCTTTTTCTTTTCAGCTATGGTTTTATCATCTTGCATTTTTTTAATGCCCCTGACGTCTGTTTTAAAAGATTCAAGAACTTTATTTATATCTTGGTTTACTGGGTCTTTTACTGACGTTATGTTTTTAAATGTGCTTATTATCATTTTTAAAAATAATTTGAAATGTCTATGCCTGCTGATTTATTACTGTCTTCTGTCTTATAATTCCATGATGCTTTAAATCCAACCCACCCACGTTCGGCACATAATTTTATTATGTCATTAACTGAATCAGATGTTTTTGATATTTCTCTGATAATTGCATCTAAAGCTGTTTTAGTGTTGGGCGCTTTCTTATTCTTTCTTACTAATAAATAATCTGATGCTATTGACTTATCTACTCCTAACTTTATCAATTCTGATTTAAAATCAAATTTATTTGTTTTAGGATTTAATTCTTCATTAATCCACTTTTCAATATTTCCATTTACAAGCGTAGCGTTATTGTTTATTAGTTTTATTGTTTCATTGTTTATTATGTTTATATAAGGTATCACTACTTTATCACTACTTGTATCACTACTTGTATTAGACTTTATCACTACTTTATCACTACTTGTATCAAATCTGAACAAGTTTATTATACTACCAATAAGAGGGTTATGACTTGGTTTATACTTTAAATAACCTAATCTATCTAAGTCTTTTAAGCATTTTAGATAAGTATTTACAGAACCTATTTTTGCAAGTTTCATTACACTACCTCTATTGATTGATAAATCGGTATCAAAAAAGCTATCGTTCCAGAATTGAAATAATGAATTATAAATTGCAATATGACTAGATGTAATTTCTGTTTCATCATAAAATTTTGCATTTATTGTATTTAAGTGTTTTATGTAATTTACATCTTGTTGCATTATTTATATCTTATTTTCTTTTTTAATTATCCATTCCCTTAATTCTTCTGCATCAGTAGTTTTTAGCCATTTAAAAATAACCTCGTAATCCCATAAAAATTTAGGGTTTAATTCGCCTATTTGCTTATATAATTCAACGTTAAATAATCCTGCTAAATCATGGCAATTACTGCAAAGTGTATGCAAGTACTTATTATCATACTCCCACGCCTTCAAACCCTTTAAATAAACTCCATGATGAATATGTAAAGTAGATTCTTTATCTTCACAACAAATACAAGTAAAATTATCTCTTTGGAATATCTCTAATCTCTTTCTTTGCCAAAGTGGGCTTTTTAATTGTTCTTGGTATGTCATATATTATAATATTTATATTAATTAATAAGCAAAAAAAACTACTTTAAAAATTTTTTTAGTTTTTCTTCAACGTGCTGTGGCATTAATGAAGGGTGATTTAAATAAACAGTCAAAGAATTTCTTGGAACGTTTATTTGGTCTGCTACCCAAACAAATTTTAAACCTCTTGATTTTATTTCTTTTTTCAAATCCATACTACAAATATATTATAATTTTTTAATTAATACAAATTATCTTTCATTTTTTTTATTCAACATCTTACAAATATCCTCAGCGACTTTTAACGTCTTCGAATAACTCCCATTTATGTAAAACGAGCAAATCGCTTCCGATTTCTCTGTGTCTACTAAGGCGATTACCTTTTCTTTAACTATATAACAAGTTTCTATTATTTCGTATTTCATTTTATTTTTATTTTAAAAAGGTCTATAAAGAAACTACACCCATCCTGTTGTGTAGCCCAATTAAAGTTTGTTATAGGCACTCTATCGTTTCCGTTTTCTTTGTCTATTTCCAACTGTTTAAACCGCCTACAAAAGCGATTAATTAAACAATCTGTATCATTACAGCGTGAAATATCTTTGCTTATTAAATCTTTCATTTTATTCTATTTTAATACTACCATTTTACATTAGATTCTTATTAAAAGGTTATAAACTTATAAAAATGTCTGTTTCGTTTATATATATGTTAGGCACAATAAAAATTATTCCGTAGGTTCTTCAAACACCGCCCACTTAATAACTTCTTCACCTTCATATCCCATAAACCAATTCCATTCCTTATTACCAACTTGCATCTTTAACCGTATATTGTCAGTTATTGAGCCAGTATCAGTAAGAGCCAATACTCTCTTTGTTTTGAAAGGGTCTAATTCATCAGTGGGCTTGATTATTAATTCTTCAAAGTCCTCTGGTAATTTGTCATTTACGTTAATCCAATCCATAATTTTTACATGATGCCTAACATCGGCTATATGTCAGGCGGTTAAACATTTGTAGTTAATTTGATTGTTCAGGATAGCCGCCCGAACACATAGCCGAATCTCGTTAGTAAAAAATACTACCATTTTACATTAGATATCTTACTTGGCTTGAATTTATTTTTATCCCATTGCACCGTTTTTAATATATTATTGTTAATCGCTTATTGTTAAATGATTTACTCTTCATTTTATTGCTTGCTTATATGTGTCAATCGGGTTTTTAGTGTTGTATGGTAGTTGAGATAAAAGAGTATCTATTGCTTTTAGTTTGTCTTGCAACCTATATTTTACTAAGTAATCTTTTTCTGTTTCTAAAGCTCCCATAATGTATCCGTATAACTCAGCTAGTTCAAATCTCAAACTATTGTCTTTTATAAAGTACTCAACAGTTGGGCCAACATTATCGCATTCTTGGCTTTTATACCAATCCGCTAAAATCTGTTCTCTTGGCGTATTTTTAAAATAAAACTTTAATTCTTCTATCATAATTTTACGATTTCATATTATTATTCGTTTATATGTATGTTGGCGGAAAGGCTAAACCCAATGTTCGACAACTTTCATTGTAACTGTATCAACAATCCGAGCTTTACTCACACTACTATCAATCATTGACTTATAGCTTTGTGCTTCTTTCAGCGTTTTTACTTCCTCCGTAATATCCCAAGTTCGTATAATCCCATATTGACCTTTGAACTGAATTTGAACCCAGTAACGAAGCCCTTCCGATAACACGGGTTTTGCGTCATTGGGGGCTGATGTGCTTCGATTAAACATTGTACTTAATTTTTAAATTGTTACTACTATTGGCTTTAGTGCTGGAAATTCCCAACGAACGCAAAGCCCAAAACGTTAGCAAAAAATGCTATTTATTTAATTTGTCTTCTATAAAAGCCATGCTAAGAACTTCCGCATTTTATGCATATTGATTTATTCACTTCTCCTTTAAAGTAAAGTACATAGTTTTTTAGACTTATACTAACTTTCCCTAGAATAAAATTTCTGAAATTCTCATCATACCAAGAAATTAAAATACCTTTGGGTACGTTATTATTCACACAATAAACAATATCATTAAAACTAAATGTCATATCAGCAAAATGATATATTCCATTAGGTTCTCTTTGCTCGTTTTCGTTTTCCCATTCGTACATTTTTGCAAACTCCGATACATAAGCGGAGCAAGCGGCTATTAAGTTTTCGTGTAGTTTCATTCTATTATATTCATTGCTTTTAAAAGGTCTACGCACATCTCCTTTACGCTGAAATAACTTTCAAAATCTAAATCTTCTAAAAGTTGCAAGTCGTACTTATAGATTTTTTTCTCATAAACTCTAAAGATACCTTTAATCTCTATCCCTTCAAATTCGACATCAAACTCATGTATTAAGTCTGATGTCTGCTTGTGTTTAATGTTCATTATAGTAGTTTAAATTTTTTTAGTAAATACATAAACTTGTCGTAAAATTCTGCCTGTGTTGATTGTCTAAGCACTCGTAATTTTTGTTGAACTATCATGTACTTCTCCACATTCTTACTTATCTCCACCAATTCATCAGCTACCGAATCTCTATTGTATTCAATGTCTAATACCTTCATTAAATGCACATTCAATTCAGATGCCAATCTTTTAATTTCTGAATTTTCCGCAGTTAAATATTCATCTGTATTGTCTGCCAATATCATGCAACAGCAAGCTATTGTTATCAACCTTGCTTCTCTTATGTATAAAACGTCTCTATCCATTAATTCTATTGTAAATTTTAATTGCTTGTTCTAAATCGCATTTTAGCTTATGCACGGCGTACTTATATACGTTTTTGTACTTACTTATCCCATGATGCATTTTTGTATCAATAGGTAAGCTGTTTTCTAACTTTAAATCACTTATCCGAGTTCTAAACCCAGACATCCAAGGAAAGTCTTTGCAACTGACTTGTTTATGAACTAATAAGTGATATAACACTTCCGCCTTATGGCTTTTTGGTTTTTTTAATTCCTCGGCATTCATCTAAATCAATTTTAAGTGTTACTGTTTGTCTTAAACTATTTGGCATATCTTTATACTTTATCCTTTGTGTAAAATAAATATAATTCAAACCCATTTCTTTAGTAAATACCTTTTTACTAATACCTCTTTTTTTAAGGTAGTTACTAAATCTGTCGTAGAACTCTTTTTTGTCTTCTGTCATATTATTGTTATTTGTTTATGCAAATATAAAACGTTTTGATTTAAAAAACTATTATTTTAAAAATTATTTTGTTTTTTAAAATTTAAGTATTAATTTTGAGGTGTTAAGAAAGTAGGATAACGTTGAATTTATGTGTAGTACAGCCTTGCACATACTTTTCAAATTATATACTTAGTTAATTGACTATATTACATATACATATTTTTATAAAACGTTTTTATTATGGAACTTACAGATAGAGAATTAGCAATAAGATGGTGGAACAGAAAACCCATTCAGGAAAGAACTGAACTTGCAAAACAAACAAAATTTTCAGTAGAAGGTAGAGATTGCAACACATTAACAGGCAATGAGATTGAATGGATTTGGCGTAACCAACCGCACAACTCTTAAATGTTTTATAACGGTTATGGTATTGCCGAAGGCGGCAAAGTAGTAAGTCCCGATTCCGCAGTATGTGTCCTGTCGCTTTTTGCAATACCATGTTAGCGGTTCGTGGCGGGTAATTAGTAAGAACTAAAATTTAAAAAAAAATGATAAAAGAAACAGATTTAAGAATAGACAACGTCATTTACTACCAATCTTCGGAAGATGGATTGCTTCCAAATAGAATTGATTGGCAGGATTTAAAATGGCTATCCGAAAATCCAGAAGGTTTCAATGAAATATTTAAGCCGATACCTATTAACTGGGTTGTTCTTGGTAAACTTGGCTGGTGGGTTGAAGATAATGGAGACCATGCCTTTTTGCAAAAACAGGTTGGTGAATGGGGAATATTCGTAATTGATTCAGATGGTAATGGATTGTCGTATTGCAGCCGAAATGCAAGTATTAGCAAAAAGATACAATACTATCATGAGTTGCAAAATGTCTTTTATTCAACTACTGGTTTTGAATTGGATTACAAACTTGAAGATTTAGAAGTGAGCAAACTTGTTGAACATATTTTGTCTGATGGTCATACGGACGAGGATTTGCCATTTTAAACGGTCGGTAGCCATGACCGCTAACATATATATAAACGAAACCAACTAAAAAAAATGAAGTGTGAAGAAAAAACTAAATTCACTTCTGAACTAGAAATAAACAAGATAAAAGAAAAGTCAGAAGTAAAACTGTATCACTACAAATGCAACGAGTGCGGATTTTATCACCTCACACGTTGGAACGAGCAAAAGAAAAAAGATATAGCAAAAAAACACATGAAACAAAGAGTTGAGAAATTAGGCTTTTTATATGAAAACGAATTTAATAAACGAAACAAAAGGGTAAATAATTATGGAAACTGAAATAAATATGAAAGAAAAAAAAGCAATTGAATATGCACTATTAGTATTTGCATTAACTACGATAATGTGGTGTACTATGTTTTCTTGGATTATTGGAAAAATAAACAAAGACTACAATCATAGAATAGAATTATTGGAGCAGAAGTGCAAGTAATTTTCATTACTTATAACATAGATATAAACTAAACAAACAAATGAAAGAAGTAACAAAAGAAACAACTAAGCTAATATTTTTAATTATGCTTTTATTAGCTGTTTTTAAAGCTTTAGGACTTATAAATGTATCGTGGTTAGTGTTTATGTACCCTGTCGCTTTTTTAGTCGGCATAGGCGTTGTATTATCTTTAATAGTAATAATAAAAACAATAATAAAATGAGTTTAACAAGTTTCGAGAAAGAATACCTAAAGTGGAAAGCTGAGGTAGAAAGCAGATTAAGTAAGTTAGAGAAAGGAGAGGTTGTGATACCTACGCCAGACCCAAAGCCTGAGCCAAAGAGTTACTTAGACAAACTAGATTCTATTCAAAAAGATGGATTTTTAGAGGTAGGAAAGTATGATATTAAAAGTATATATAAGATAGGGACGTTTATAGATAATCACCCCTTTTACTTAGTTGTATTTGAAGATAATAATAGTAGAATTTTTGAATCTTTTGATAGTGGAGTTTCGCACTGGAGTTTGCAAGGATTAGAATTAAATAGTGTTAATTTTGCTTATAAAGGTCTTTTAAAAGACTTAGAAAATGACCCTAATATGTTATCAAGAGAAACTTTTAGACACCCTATATTAAACTTAAGCATGGGTGATTTACCAAAAGAAGAACCTACTCCAGAACCAATTAAAACAGGAATACAAAGAGGTGTAAACATTTGGGGAGGTTTTGGAGATTACAAAGACGAGCAATCAGACTTATCTTTTAATTACAATCAAGAGAGAATGTTTTTAAGTGATTTGCCGTATCGTAATCAACGTCCTTGGTACGCAGCAGATTGTGAACCTTACCAAGTACCACACCATAACCAGTTATTAGCAGAAGATAACAAGCATATAACAGAATTAGCAACAGTAAACCAAAAATGGATATTTAGAGAAAAAGAAGCAGGTGAGTTGTATCATCAATTTGTCAAAGCTAAAATAAACTATGCTACGTTCTTATGCTATAACGAAGGGTGTATGGTTACAATGCGAGACCAATTTATAAATTACATAGAAAAAGCCGACAAAGATTTTCAATACTACTTTACTATTTCTTTTGACAAAAACAGAAAAGACGTTTTAGATTTTGTTGCATCTAAAATGAAAACAAAGTGGTACAAAAAAGTAAACGGAAAACCATGCTTAGAGTGCTTTACGGATAATGCAGACTTTCAAAAGGGTATTGATGTCAAGAATATTTTAAAAACCGAATACGGAATTGAAGTATATTTAATCGCAAATGAAAATATAGGACTATCTAACGTAAATAGGCTTAAAGGCAATTACGATTGTGTTACTAAGTACTATAATAGTGGCGAAATAGGTAGTCAAAGACCTAACGCAATTTTTGATGGAACTCAAAACCTTAGAGAAGAACACAGAATAGCAAAAGAAAACGGTTTAGATTACCTACCTATCGTATCTTTAGGATTAGACCGCTCCGCTCGTAATGCTCAATGGAAGTCTGGCGTAACTTGGTGGTATGACCACGAATCAGTAATTCAGAATCTACCTAAAATGATAGAGTTATGTAATGAGTTAGCACACCCCGATTTAGGTTGGAGAGTAAGCCATTTAGACGAAAATTCAGAACAGGGCAAAACTTGTCTTATGAATAAGAAACTTGTAAACGGTGATATAGATACTACTATGGTTGATGAATTTGCAAAGTATTAAATAACCCCCCATAAATTAAAGTACCAGCTTAGTGTTGGTATTTTTTTTAATTATTTATTGATAAAAGTTTTTTTATTCAAAACTTCTTTGTACTTTTGTAAGGCAATTAAATAATTAAACAATGAGCAAATTAGATTACAACCTTTTTTTAACACAAAAGATGCCGTTTGAAATAGCGGAAGAAGAAACATTTAAAGGATTAGAAGATGTGCTTTCTGACTACTTAGATAGTTTTGGAGAGTTCGATAAACCAAAAGTTACTATCAAAAAACTATCTAACCTTAGAATCGAATTAAGGTTTGAATACATCGAAGAAAGAATTGGCGAAGTGATAATCACAAAAGACAATGCAGACTATAAGTCTTTTGAACAAACATTGGATAACTTTTTTAACGAAAATAAATTTATAATAATCGAAAAAGATGAAACACGTAGGAAATACGAAGAAACAGAAAATGAAAGTTGGAAACAGCAAAGGAACTACGAATCCTTACTATGGGCAAGAAGGTAGACCGCACGGAACTACCTCGGATTTGATTTTAACCGTAATATTTGTATTTTTTATTTTAACACTAATAACAAAGATTGTATTCTTAATAACAGAAAAATGAAAAAAAACGCAATCATTCTAATCTATGGGCTTAGCTGCCTAATTATTTACACTATTTACGTAATATCAAAATGACATACGAAGAATTTTTAAAAACTAAACAAAAAACTTTTATAGAATCAGGGTTTGATATAGAAGAATCAGAACTAAACCATTTATTAGCTCCTTTTCAAAAGTTCTGTGTAAAAAAAGCACTAAAAGCAGGTCGATACGCATTATTCGAAGATTGTGGGCTTGGTAAAACTTTTCAACAATTAGAGTTTGCACATCAAACTTCAAAAAAAACAAATAAGCCAAGCTTAATACTTGCACCTTTAGCTGTAGCAGGACAAACAATAAAAGAAGGAGCAAAATTTAATATTAATGTTGAAAGACATAATAAAAACATAGATAAAGATAGGTACGGTATTTATATAACAAATTATGACCAGTTATCAAATATAGATGCTTCTATTTTTGGGTGTATAGTCTTAGATGAATCAAGCTGTTTAAAAAACTACAATGGAGCTACAAAAGAATTAATACTTAGAAAATTTAAAGATACTCCTTTTAAATTAGCTTGTACTGCCACACCTTCACCAAATGACCACATTGAATTAGGTAATCATGCCGAGTTTCTAAACGTTATGAGGTCAAAAGAAATGGTTTCAATTTTTTTCATAAATGATGCCTTTAACAAAGACCACACAATAAGTAAATGGAGACTAAAAAAACACGCTACAAAAGACTTCTGGTCTTGGGTGAGTAGTTGGTCAATTATGTTATTAAACCCTTCTGATATTGGATTTAATGGCGATAGTTACATTTTGCCTGAGTTAAATATAAAAGAGATAGAAATAGAGGTAGATAAAAAAGAAAACGGGAAATTGTTTAATGATATTTCAGTTAGTGCTACCGACTTTTATTCTGAATTACGTGTAACTCAAAATGAGCGTTGTATTGAAGTAGCCAAAATAGTTAATAACTCAAATGAAACTTTTATAATTTGGGTTAAAACAGATGATGAACAAAAAGAAATATGTGATTTAATCCCAGATGCAATATCAGTAAGTGGGAAAGATAAGAATGAACAAAAAGAAAGTAAATTACTAGGCTTTGCAAGTGGTGATTTTAGGGTTTTAGTAACAAAAACTAAAATAGCACAATTTGGATTAAACTTTCAAAATTGCAACAATCAAATATTTTTATCTTTTGACTTTAGTTTTGAAGGATTATATCAAGCTATAAGACGTAGTTGGAGATTTGGGCAAAAGAATAAAGTAAATATAATATTAGTGATAGTTGAAACAATGGGCAATGTAATACAATCAATAAAAGAAAAACAATCAAAATTCGAAAATATGCAAAAACAAATGCAAATAGCAATGAATGAGGTTCAAAAAAATGATAAAGATATAAATACGTCATTTACAGAAGAATCAGGAACTAATTGGAAATTAATAAACGGTGATAGCGTAGAATATATAAAACATATTAAAACTAGCTCGATAGACTACACTTTTTTCTCGCCACCATTCTCAGATTTATATATGTTCTCTAATGATTCACGTGATTTGAGCAATAACTCAAGCTATAAAGATTTCTTTAAACACTTTGAGTATATGATACCTGAATTATTAAGGATAACAAAAGAGGGACGTTTACTATCTATGCACTGTACGCAGTTATCTACATCAAAAGGCAAGGACGGATTTTTAGAAATAATTGATTTTAGAGGTGATTTAATTACTGCTATGAGAAAATACGGATGGCTATTCCATGCAGAAGTAGTAATTTGGAAAGACCCAAAAATTATTGCACAAAGAACTAAAAATATGCAATTATTGCACGCTACAACAAAAAGAGATTCAACTATTAATAGAATGGGTTTCCCTGACTATCTATTAACATTTAAAAAATTAGGAGACAATTTAGAACCAGTAAACCACCAAAATAACGGAATACCTTTTGAATATTGGTGTAAGATAGCTGAACCCGTATGGCTTGAAGGAGAGATTGATGCAGGAGACGTATTAAGCGTACGTGAGGCAAAAGCACAACAAGATGAAAAGCACATGACACCAACTCAAAAAGAACCAATTAAAAGGTTATTAGAATTATATACAAATCCAAATGACCTTGTATTTAGCCCTTTTAATGGAATAGGCACTGAAGGGTACGTTTCAGTAGAAAATAATAGAAGGTATTTAGGTGTTGAGTTAAAAGAAAGCTATTTCGAACTATCAGTAAAAAACTTAAAAAATGCTGAAAGTAAATTAAATCAATTAGAACTATTTTAAAACTAAAAAGGTGGGATATTAATTGTCTCACCTAAATTTAACAACATGAAAAAAACAATTACAAACAATATCGACCCAGTTAGAAGTCTATCTAAAAGGTTTACAGACTTATCTAACGTAGTTTTTATGGCGAAAAGGACACGTGACGTAGTATTATTCCAAAAAGCAAAAAAAAACGCAACAGAACTGTTTTATAGCACTTGTACGCTATGCCAAAATAACTTTATGAATCCTAAGTTTTGGAACGTTCAAACTGACTACATAAAGGAGCAAACACATAAAGTAATGAACTGTGAAAACTTCGATGAACTTTCTCTTATTAGCGAAAGTAAGTATAGGCATGACAAAGAAAAAAAGGGCAGACCAAATAAGTCCACCCTTTAATACTAAACTAAACAATCAATCAATTTCGTCTTGTAAGCACTTTACTAACTAACTTAGTGCTTTGTGTGCCACTTGGAGCAGCTAAAATTCTGTAATATTGGTAAGTGCTTGGAACTACAACAAATGCAGCCGTTTGGCTTGACACGTCTGTAATAGTGTAAGCACTCCCAATTGTAGACCATACTAAGCCATCAATACTACCTTGTAGCGTTAATGTACCAGCAGCAGTTCCACTTATTTTAGTAAGTGTACTTTGTACGGTCAAGTGAACATTAGACCCTTGTACGATACCGTATTGACTTTTAGCAGTAGCGTTAGTCAAAGTATCTGTACTTGAATGTGTTGGTGTTGAAAGTAGATAACCAACTTCGGTATATCTAATTTTCGGGCCAGTAGGTGCTTGAGCAAATGAACTAAAAAAGCCAAATGTAAGCAAAAGTAAACTAAAAAGTTTTTTCATGATAATAAAAAATAAGTTAAAAAATATAATTATATTTGTTCGGGATTAGACGTTATAATTTAAATCGCCTCGATTATTTCGGGGCTTTTTTTATTTTATTACTTCATTTGTTTCGCAGTCAATTAGCTGCCATTTCTTTTTCTTTAAAAATCCATCCCTTACCTCGGCTTTGCAAGGTGCAACCTCAATAAAATGGTCTATCGTACTATTCAATTCTTTGTTATCCTTTTCTAAAGTTATTTTCCTTTTGTTTAATTCGTCTATTGTTTTTTGTAAGTCTTCTATCAATCCTCTATTTAATATCCTTTCGTTGTTTAGTTGTGTGTTCAATGAATCGTTTGCAATCTGAATAAAAGTATTATCTGCTACCACCATTTCATATTCTTTCTGTAACATTATAACCGCCTTATTACTAAACGCTATTTTATCCCACGTGGCGAAGTATAATTTCCTACCAAAGTAAATACTTAACCCAGCTAAGATAATCAAACCTACCCACCTTAAAACATACTTATTCAATAACATCTTTATCATCTTTATTTTTTTTTATATATTTCAAAACTTGTATAATTGTCATAGTTATATAATACAGCGACATAAAAATAACAACTGGTAAATAATCAACATTATTGTTAATTATCAATAAAGGCAAAAAAGCTAAAATATTAAAAAAAGCGTTTAAAATATATAAACATACAGAGGCTATTTTAATCTCCATTTTATAAGTGAATTTATAATTATAACAAACAACGAGCATACCAATCCAATCCAAAACACACTTGTATTAGTAAACATAGGCTCGTTATTTACTAACTTATCAATTCTGTAAAATATCCGTGTACAAACTGAAAATGAAGCTAAAAAAAGAATAGTTTTTAATAATTTATCACGCTCATAAAACCATAAGTAAGTAATTAAAACAAACTCTATAATTAATCTTGAAAAATGGTATATATGCTCAAAATACTTTTCTCCATTATAAAATGTAGCTTGTAAACCCCATTCTAAAATAGATATTATTAAAAATACTGCTAATATGGTTTTTCTTGTTTTCAATTTCCTCCTCCTCCGCTGTTTACATCTCCACCATCTGCAAATGTTTTTAAATCAGTTTTTACATCTTCTTCTTTATCTTTGTCTAAGTATTTAGATATTTCTTTAGGTAAAGTTATCCCTAAATTACCTAATATACTTTTAACGTCTGAACTAATTAAAAGAGAATAAACTAAGTATTTAATATAAAATCCATACTCCATTACTCTACCTTCTACTTCTAATTTTAAAAAAACGTGCATTGCAGAAACAAAAATAAAGTATTTAAGCAATTTTAAAGTAAACTTTTCTACTAACTTTTTAAACTCAAAAGGTTTTTTATTGTCCCATAAATAATAAAACTTAGATAATACATCTAAAACTACAACTACACCCAAGAACATAAGATAGTTGAAGTCCGAGAATATGTATTTTTGAAATACCTCTGTAAATATAACAGTAGCTAAAAAAGGTGATAATTTCCCAACCCATAAAACTACATCAGGAAATATTTCTTCTGTAAAATCAGATATTAAGTCGTTTAATAGTGTTTTCATATAATTATTTTTTTCATATACACAAATTTAATTATTTTATTGACAATTTTAATATTCTTTCAAATTCCTTTGCATAATCCGCTATCAACTCTCTTTTATCTTTTCCGTTTATAACATACCTCATTAAAGTATAGTTTGCTTTTCCATCTTTGATATAATCAGATAATTTTTTCTTAGTAAATATACCCTCCTTACATCCTATAATTAGTATTTTAAAAGAAGTATTATAATCTAAAGCTAAGTCAGGTTTATTAACTAAGTCTAGTCCTAACCTTTTAGAGAAATATTCATAGTTAAACTTCCATGTGAGTTGGACAAATCCTCTTCCGAAGAACGGATAATAGCGAAAATTACGCTTTCTCCACTCTTCTGTTTTCCAAAATGCCTCTATAACAGGTTCAAATGTTTGTGCTGTTTCGTGGTATACAGTAGCTAAAACATACGCCCATTCTTGCAAAGAAAAGTAATGGAAATATCCGTTTAAATTGTCAATAAATAAATCAATCGCATTAACTTCTTTTTGTGTTAATGTTTTATCGAGTTTTACCCGATATTCTTTAAAAAAAATAGCTTTATTTATCATAAAAAAAAGGGGCTAAGATTACCTTAACCCCTAAGTTAAATTATGGTGTAACTCCGTTATCTACTTTGTAGTGGAATATCCCAGTAGTTCCATCCGCATCCGCTGGAGCAGTTACGAAATTATACTGTAAAGAAGGCAAGAAAGTAACAGAAGGTAAAAACGCATCATCAGCACAATCAACCTCTTTTACTCTAAAATCAAATGTCATTCTTGGGTTAATTCCTTGTGCAATACAGTTTGCATCTGAAATTCTCATAGAAGGCTCAACGATTGAAATTTTACCAAATTCAGTATTAGCAATTTTTGAAGAACCATTTGCTAACTGTACATTTCTCCACTTATCAACGGCAAGCATAACGAAAGTCTCAGGATAACATACTATAATATTACCGCCTTCGTCATCACCTCCAATAGCTTCGCTCAATTTATCTGAGAAGTAAACTTCATATTGTTGGTTAATTAATCTTGAGTAATCAACCCCAGCATCTGAACAACATACACTACCACACATCAACTCAAACCAATTTAATACATCCGTAGAATCTGTTATGATAATCGGTCTACCTTGCATCTTGTTTTTACGTGTAAGGTTTACTAATTCTTGTTTAAAGAATCTTAACGGACCTTGTTGTGCATCGTCCATATTAAACAATTTCACATCTTGAGCGTCAGCAGTTCCGTAAATCTTATTAACACCAATACCAGCGATTAAAGTATCTGCCGCTACTGATTCCACCCCTACCAAGATATTACGTATCTTGTCTGTAAGTTCGCCATTGATAGTGTTCTTAAACTTTCCACTAACAGGAGAGTTAATACCTCTTGTAGCAGCATAAGAACCATTCATAGCGTCTAATTCATCACATATCATATTTATAGACGCCTCATTGATAGAGAATCCATCTTCAAGATATTTGTTAATTAGATAAGTATCTTCATACTTAGTAGCTAATTGACCTGTTGCAGAACATGAAGGAGAAGTTTTCAACTCATTGTCTGCCGCTGGTTTTCTCCATTCAATTTTTACAGTAGGTACGGTATTACCTCCTACTACTGTATGGGATACAGTTCCGTTAGAACGTTCTGGATATAATGCATTTAGTATTCTTGCATTTTGTGGGCTTAACGCCGCTTTAATTAGACCTATTTCGGTCATGTTTATACCTCCTGCTAATACCGAAGGTTCTAAACCGCTTACTATTTTAACGCAAGCTCCTATTGCTTTTTCTGTTGCCATTTTAATTTTTTAATATTATAGCAACTCAAAATATCATCACATCCCGTTTAATGCTTTAGTTCTTTGTATTGCAGCATTTAAGTCAAAACCTTGAACTTGCGAAGGGTCAGCGATAACACCCTGAGGTGCTGGTTCACTTTTCTTTTTGTAATCGTACTTGTCTATAACGCTTGCAATAACCCAATCAAAGTCTGTTTTATCCTTTGTTTTAGTTAAATATGGCGTTTTAGAATCTTTGTTTAAAACTTCATTAGTTTCAAAATCAATTTCAATTCCACCTTCATTTAAGAATGAATTTAAATCCGCTTTGAAGTTTTCGGCAAAATGTCTTTGCGTCTTAAACTCTTCCGCTATGTCAGTTCTTGACTTTAATCTCGAAGTTAAATCTTTTTCAAACAGTTGTTTTTTATGATTTGCAATAATGCCTTGTTTCTCTTCCTCAAACTTAGTTTGAGCGTCTTTAAACTCTTTTGTTAATTTAGTTATTTCCGCTCTTAGCGTTTTTTCTAAATCTACATCACCGTTTTTAGTTGCAGTCTTTAATTTAGATTTCAATATTTCTACTGATTTCCTTAATTTTGGTGCTGTTTGCTTTTCTCCTTTGATTAGGTCAAGTTCTGAATCTTCCATTCCTTCGCCTAATATCTCAAGAATCATTGCATCTACACCGTTTAGATATTCTGCCTTTACGGTTTTAGCAATCTTTGGTTTTAGTTCAGCTTCCGCAGTTTCTAAATTATGAAGGTTAGATAATACTTCCGTATAATCGTCTTCGTCAATTTCTATTCCTGCAATATCAGCATTATCTAATACCGCCTTGATTGTTTTTCTCTGCTCTACGTCTACATTTGCACGTTTTAGTATTGCAGTCATGAGGTTTGCTAAGTTTTTAGCCATTGTTTTAAATTTTTTGTTTTGTAAATTAATACCGTTTGTTTTGATATTGCTATCCTATGTTTCAAATATAATTGAAAATATTGATATTTCAATTTATATAGTTTCTTCTTTTTCTTTTTCTGCTTTTGCTGGTCTCCCTGCTTTCTTAGTTTCTTCTTGCAAAACGTAAACTGTTCTCATTACAGAACCGTATTTTTCCGTAGTTTTATAAGCATCTCCAAGTATTTTAAATGCTGGCTTTGCTTTGTTTGCTTTAATTGCCTTAGCGGCTAATCTTTCAGCATAATCTTTATTTAAAACCCTTTTTTTAACAGTTTCTTGTGTAATCACTTTGCCTGTTTCTTCGTCTACGTATCCATCTGTAATTATGTCCTCACAGATAACTAATCCTTCTACTTTTTTCATTTTCTTCTACGTTTAAATGTTTGTTTTGTTTCTAATTGTTCAGATTCTTCTTCGTTGGCTTCCTCAACTTCTATAATATCCTCAATAACTTCTTCGATAACTTTCGGATATTCTAATTCAATGCCATTTTGCTTTATAAACGATTTATTTTCGTTTACCCATGCTTCATTTACCATAAAAAAAGTCCTTTGGGCTTTCTTTAAAACTTGCTTATTCCAAGCGATAATATTATTTTTCATTTCCTTTTAAATAGTTATAAGCCGACTTACTTATCGGTCTTAGTGTATGTCTGCAATTATATCCCCCTCTGTAATAAAAGATACTGTTTTTATCTGTTCCAACTATCTTGCCTTGCCAAACTAAATCAGCCCAACTTTGAGCCTCTTCTTTTGTAAACGCTTTCCCATATCTGGCAATACAAAAAGACCTACTTGTTTTCATCTTAGTACCCGAATAATAGTAATATTTAATATTCAAGTCTGCCGATATTTGCATCTGATAGTTAGATGTAATTTGATAAAGTGAATCAGTAGTTACTTGTTCAACATATCTTTGCGTTATATTATTTTTTTCGAAATATTCTTTTATAAACTCTTTCAGCTTTTTATGCGAAATTCCGCTATTGTTTAAAGTGTATATTTTATCTACAATCGGATTAACAATATATTGACTTACTCCTGCACCTACTAAGCTTTCTTTTAAAAAAAGAATTGATTCTTTGTATATTTCTTTATAAAGCAACTTGTCGTATTTTGTGCTTAACAAACTAAAATACTCATTTGATATAGTTACTAATTCTTTATACTCAACAATCAAAGTTTTATAGGCTTCAAACAATACACCTTTTACAATACTACTTTCTAATTCTGCCCTAAATTTATTTATCAGCTTATTCCTTTCTAACCTTTTAGTTAAGTCATTTTCTCGACCTAAGGTATCAATAAAATCTAAAACTAATTCTTCAATTTCTTTGCTTACTTTTGTTTTATACGAATCAACAAACTTAGCTACTAAACTTTCAAGCTTTAAATCAATCTGTTCTAATATTTCAATCTCACTTTTAGGCATTATTTAAAACTGGCAAAGTAGGTAAACTTGGCTTATTACTAATTAATTCATTTGCATATTGTTTTAACTTTTCGAATTTAAATGTCTCATCACGTTCAAACCATTTAGAATCTTCGCGCATTGCCCTGTCTATAAATCCTTTAAAGTTAGCACCTATTATTGCATCAACTTCCGAAACTAAGCTAAATCCGCTTGTGCTACCTCCGCCATAAACTGTTAGTATTTCGTCAAATGTTTTACCAAAGAAAGGATTTAAATTTGTTTCGTCTATAAGTGTTAAAGTCTCTCTTGACTTATCACCGAATACTAACTTAGAATATTTAACCTCTAACCCTGCTATTGTCTCTTTACTTGCTCCCGATTCATAAGCCGATTTGATTTCTTCTAAAATCATTTCAGGACTCATCACATCGAAATTAACAGGTGTTGTTATTTCGGGTATTCTATTATTTTTGTCGTTAAAAATGCCAAATAATTGAGCATCAATATAGCGATATATATTCAAACAAATATTTTCTACTATATGCCTACCTGCTGAATATATCTTTTGTGTGTATTCTAATCTATTGTATTGCTTAGATATTCCGCTCTCAGCCGTATTTATTTCACGTTTTCTTAATACGCCAAAATCAATACTTTCATAAGCCGCATCTATATTTTCGTTATAGCTTGATTTTAATTCTTTTAATGCGTCAATGCTTCTTTGGACAACACCCCCTGGACTTGAAAAAGGAAAGGACTTTGCCCCTTGCAAAAACTTATCTTCAAACATATCTACTTCTAATATGTCTAAAGCACCCCAAGTAGTAACTCCTTTACCGTTGCAAACGTCACATTCTATTTTGCCGTTTAGAGTTGTTAGCACCTTTTCACCTTTGCAATTTTTGCATTTTTTAGGTGACATCCTCCACTCTAAAGTATGTATATGGTGTACTAATTCTATTTCAATATCAGAACTTCTTGCAATTGCTTTTTTAAAGTCTGTCAAAGCATTTGTAACAACCGAACTAAATAACTGCTCCCCTTTGCTGTTTTCTTTTTCTATGTATAAACCAATTTTAAACGCTGGCATTTCACCGCAAAAATGTGGAATACCACCTATAAATTCAAGTTCTTGTGTTAGCTTATCTGTTTGCTTGAATATCCAATAATTAGTATCGTCTACCAAATAAAATATATCCCTATTCGTCTGTAACGTGTTTTTTTCTCGTAATAAGCAATATCTACCTTTTTCAAATAAAAGTACGTCTTTTGAATCGAATATATAAGGATAAGGCTTATATCCTTCTGTTGTTCTTTGTGGTGGGTTCTTATCTAATACAACTAAGACCGCATTAGGGTCTTGTACGTACTTATTAACGCCTAATGTGAATACGTAATTAATTAAATTACCGTACCCATTAAATCCTTTTTCACAATAATCTCTTAGCTTATTTTCTCCGTTTTCAGAAGTAGGGTAATTAACGCTAAAGCCTTCTGATTGCTCTATCTTTGTATGTTTATCAGTTATTCTACTTAAATGCCCTTTAACTGGGTTTTGATAAACCTTTTCTCTATACTCTTTATCTTTTTTAGTCTCATTAGGACGCAAGACCTTAAGAAACGAAGGATATTCATCTCCAAACACCTCGGCTATGTCAGCCGCTATTATAGCAGATTCATCATAGTAAAAGTGTCTTTGATTCTTATCATTAAGTTTCTTAAGAATCTCTTTTATTTCGTCCTCTTGTAACATTAAAAGTTAATTAAGCTGTTTTAGTAACTAATTCAAGACAATATTCCCCAAGCACACCAGCATCGCTAATTGCAACCACTCTGTATTTCTTGCGTGTATTTGCCAATTGTGCTGTAACGGTAACTAAACCAGTAATAGGGTTAATTTGTGCCGTGTCAGAACCTCCTACGGTTGCTTTTGAACAATCAGCGTGTAACTGCCATGTTAGGCATGACGTTTGACCTGTGACCGCAAATTGTAAGGTAGTTGTAAGCGTTCCTGTTGCTACCGCTGCATAAACATTACAGTTAGCAGAACAAGTTCCTTTCACTAAATCGTCTGTATCAATAGTAGGGTCTGTAATAGTCAATTTAGTATATCCTTCAAGTTTACTTGCATCAACCCCAATATAAGGAACTGGCTCTCCATCACCAAGATATTTAACATCAAAACCTCCTATGATTGTTTCCGCTGCATTTCCTGTAATTTCAGAACCTACATTATGGAAAATCAAAGATTTGTTTTCTACAATATGTAC